TAAGACCATTAACACCAGTTCGTGCAAAAAGAAAGAAAGGCTTAGCCCATGGGTTAGCAGTGAATACATCATTCAATCCTTTAGCAAATCCAGTTAGTTCTTGAGTTAATGTTACTTCTTGTCTAGCGAATTTAGTTGCTTCATCAACTATATTACCGTCTCCATCCCATATCTGAGAATAGAAATCTTGTTCATACGCTTGCATTAATTCTTTAGTTATCTTAGGAGTTCTACCACCTGCAGATTGTATTTCTAGAACTTTACGCATAGCCTTTTCTCTAGCTTTAGTTCTACCTAGAATATACCCAAAGGCATCATCAGTAGCAGCCATAAGTTTAGTAGAGTAGGTAAGGAATCTGTTGTTATTCATATTCCTAGCCATATTTGCCATAGCAAATGCAGCTCTATCACCATCTGTAGCTCTACCAGAATCCTCAGCCCAACGTCTTAAGATTTCCCAGTTACTATCATTTCTAGTATATTCACTATATCTAGTTTTAATACTAGACACATCACCACTCCAATAGGAGTTAAGTTTAGTTTTAAATATTTCAAAAGATTCAGGGATAGCTTCCATCATTGCATTTATTGATGCAAGACCTGTTCTAATTGTAGTACTATCACGAGTAAAGGGGTACCTCATAGTAGCTCCTAGTGTAGTAGCTAGAGGTCTAAGGAAGGTAGCAGTACTTGTACCCATAATAGCTCTTCCAGGGGTCTTAGGACCGCTTAGAATACTATGTACAAATACACCTTCAAGTTCTCTAATTAAAGCACCAGTTCTATCTGGACCATTAGGGTCTATCTTACCACCCTTTATCATCTTTCTAGCCCAGTTATCAAAGTCAGTTAGATTATTAACAGTCTTCATGGATGAGAACGTTTCAAACAAAGCATTCATCATATCATCTGTCTCACCTTCTTTAGCAATTTTTAAGATACTCATTATAGAGTCTCTTGTATCTGCCATCTCTTCGGTAAGTTTTGATTCTACAAAGTTTCTTTGTTTACCAGCTCCTATCTCTCTGAAGTTCTGTGATTTAATAATTCTAGCTCTTTTAACTTCTGTAAGAGCTGTTATCATAGTATCTACAACTTGTGCTGCAGGACCATCTATATCTCCTAAATCAACTAAATCTGCTATCTCTCTACCAGAAATACCTACGTCTCTGATTTGATGTAGAAGTGAACCTACAACTAAATCAGCTACTACAATATTCTTACTAGTAAATGTCTCTAGTTTATCTATTACTTTACCAGATGAATCAGTTATATCATACTTATCAGTAGATTTAAATAACTCTTCTAAATACTCAGAAGCAGGTAATTCAGCTGCATTTCTACCTTCTGTAATTCTTTGATAAGCTAATATAGAATCACCGAATACTTCAGATAATGTCTGTCTACCAGCTTTTACTTGAGATATAATAGCTTTATACTTATCATTACTATATAGTTTTCTAAGTATACCATCTACCATAGCTTCACTGATATCACCTTCTCTAGCTATACGTTCTCTCATTACAGGAGTACTTACAGAACCTGTAGAGCCTTCTTCAGCTCCCCATTCCTTTCTTATCCTTTGTTGAGTTTCCAATGCTTCCATTGGGTGTTGTTCTGATATATGAGCACCTTGATGCCCTTCAGCTATAGGTCTATTTTTATCAGCTCTGAATTCAGCTTCAGCGTTCCTCAATTGTGCAAGACCGGATTGTATAGTTTGATCTTCTATGTTTTGATTTCTAGCTACAGCTGAATCTAAAACTTTTCTAGAACCTCTTCCTATAAGTATAGAGGCACCATCAAAGACCATACCTATCCCCATACCTTCAACAACGTTCTTAAACTTCATCATTATAGGATGGTCAGTATCTTTAGTACTGAGAGGTGTATCAATAAAACCATATTGGTCTCTTAATGCGCCTAAAGCGTTGTGTCCATCAGACTCCTTAGAGACAATATCAGACGCAGCACCTATAGTAGCACCTCTTAATAAACTAGAACCTACTGTTTTACCACCTAAAGCAGCTATACTTATACCTGTTCTTGCTGCAGTTACTTTAGCAGCAGGTATGATAGCAGCTGCCATGGAACCAAAGTGGACAACTCCTCGTAGAAGTTTACCCCACCATGTTTTTGTTTCTATTGGATTTTCGTAATCAGTAAAAGGATGCCAGTCAGGTCTATAATAACCTTTTTCTTTTTTCTCTTTAGCCATTTCTCCAGAGAGTGCATCTACTGTACGCTCTGGAAATGTAGCTATTGAAGAAGCAGTGTCTTGGAGACCACCTGATAGGATTGACTGACCTTCTTTTACTAAACCTTTAAATCCCCATTCTTCTTTATTACGTGGGTCATCTTGCTCAGCCGTAGCTTGAGTATCTTGAGCGACATTAGTTTGTTGACGCTCTTGATATGCCTCACGTTCTTGTGTTATTTGATTTAAGGCATCAGCTGCTTCATTTAAGTTTTCTTGCAACTCTTCCTCATTAATCAAAGAAGGATCATATGGCATTTGTCTGTTATTTTGTAGTTGATTGCTCTACTAACGCCTTAGCGACAGCAGGTAGCAAAGTTTCTAATTGTAAGTATTGGGGTAGTTCTCCTACTTCTTGTGTAAACCGTTCTTGAAGTTCAGGTTCAATGTTAACTAATCTTCTATACTGATTATAAATACTTGAGTATTCATTACTTCTATTAGCTTTCTGTCGTAACCTAGCTAATATAAGGAAGTCTTGAGTTTTTTTATCAAACGGAGAATTGAGATTAATTTTAGCATCTTGTATTAATTCAACTAAACCTATAGATGTAATACCAAAATTACCAAAATTATTATAATCTTGTTGTATTAAACCTAGTACTTCACCTACTGTATGTTCAGTTAATGGTTTCTCTAGTTCTGTGTATTCACCTTCTTTATTCTGTATAGCATCATAACCACCATTATCGATAGCTTCTTGATCGGCTACAGTCTTTAATAACCAAAGTGCATCTTTAGCATCTTCATCTGTTAAAGCTCTAAGAGTTTTACTTGCATTAGGTTTTAATAATACTAGCTTCTGTCCTCTTTTTGATAGATTCTCTTCTTCAGGTAGAATCATCTTTTTAGCTTCACCTTCATCTAACATACCAGTAGCTTCTAACCTATAAAGCATTAAAGCATGTGGAGATGCTAGTCTACCATTAGGTAAACGGTTTATATTCTTAGCAAGTTTTCTAAAATAAAGAGGTACATTTTCTGAGCCTTCTTTATTATTTAGATAATCAACAGCAGCATTTAAAGCTGGAGCTTCACCTGGTAAGTGTTCTTTACTACTAAGTAATTTATCATTTTTCTTTAAAAGCTCTGAGGCTTTAGTAGCATTCCCATGAACAGTATCATCTATTCCTTTTTGAGCTTCATAACCTTCAAATAAGTCTACACCTAATGCATTTGATACAGCAGTAAGACCTTCTTTACTAGCACCTGCTAAATCATCAGGATTAACTAATATAGCATTATTAATAGAATTTCTGAATTTACTCTTAGCTAAACTGTAATAATACTGCCATTCTTGATTACCTACATCAGTAGCACCAATTGATTGACCAGTTTTCTGATTAACTATCGCTCTTATAGCACCATCATTATCTTTAAGTAAAGTTTGTTGAACACCACCTTTACCGATTCTAGAAATCCACTTTTCTCTTTTATCTGGATCTAATATTTCAAGAACTTCTTTTCTAGTTATATCTAATCCTCTTGCCCATTTCCTATCAAGTTCACTTTCTATCTGAATATCATCTTTCAATCCAGCATATGTTAAATTTTTAATAGACTGAGGGAAAAGTCTTGGATCAGTTATACCAGTAATATTACTATAGTTTTCACGGACTTTTAAGACAGCTTCTATAGACTGATCTTCACCTGCATTATATTCTTCAGCTAACTTCTCACCTGCAGCTTTATTCTTTGCATCAGCTTGTTCAATAGCAGTATTTACTCTTTCTTTTTCAACTTCAAAGATAATTTTCTTTAATGCATTTGAATCAGTTTCCCAATATTTTTCTGGAGTAATTAGTTTTGTTTGACCTCTAACTTGCATAGGATTACTTAAAGCATTTCTAACTTGATCTGGTTCTAAGACACCTGTTTTTAAACCAGTTGCAAGTTGACCAAATACTTCTCCTCTACCTTTAGCGTAATCACCACCATAACTAGCAGCGGATATATTTATAGCTTTACTTAGCCAGGTTGGATCATTCTTTATTCCATCCCAAAGTTGCTTCTGTCTATTCTCTTCCAGTTTAACTGCTGTAGCATCACCAACAGCATTTAAGTGAGCTAATGTTCGTATATCTCTTTGTTCTAGTAAAGGTGCAAGAATGTCTCTCTTCCATTTACCTAAACGACCACCTGTTACATCTTTATGTTTGAATAGAAAATAACCATCTATAACACTATCAATATATCTTCTACTTTCTTCATCTCCAGCACCTACAACATCAGCATATGTTTTCCATATAGGTTTATCTGTAGGACCAGTCCAATTAGGATTCTGTGTTATATCTACTAGCATTCCTAATTCAGATTGTTTCCTATAAGTAGGGTATAGTTGTATAACTTTACCACCTTCTCTGTTGAATGCACGTTCAGTTTCATTAAAATTACTAGCTTCTACAGCAGTATTAATATCACCATTCTTTAAAGCTTCACTAGCTATACGTTGTGCTTCAGTTTCTAAAGCAAGATTTTGAAGATCGACATTCTCTTGTTGTCTAATATCTTTATCTGAATTTAATAAAGTCTGTCTCCAGTTTTCTCCACCTTTAATAATTGTTGGAATTTTACTTTCGTCAATTGATATATCTTTACTATAACCAGCTAATTCTTGCTGAAAGTTAGTAAAAGCTTTTACCTCATTAAATGTATCTATACCTTGTTTAGTAAGTTGGAGTAATTGTAGTGGTCCTCTTTCGTCTTGATTTTTAAAAAGCTGGTTGTATTGTTGGATTAATTGATCAGCAGCTCTTTTATCTTTTTCTATGTAGTCATCGATTTGCGCGTTGACATTTTTTACAATACCCCAACCAGCTTCTTCATCGTAGTTCCATTTACTGATGTCTTCAGGTTTATCTAAGCTACGACCCTTAGATTCAAAATAAGATGATGTCATAATCAGTTACGCTTTGTAAGATAAGAATCCTGAACCCGGAGAGCCTTGCGCTTTACCTAAACCAAAGCTAGTAGCCATACTAACAAGTTGTAGACCAGTCTGGAATGTAGCCCAATTTTGACCAGCTCTATCTCGACCTGGGTCATATACAGGAGGTCCGAATGAAGGAGGTAATCCTAGTTTATCTCTATTATTTCTAACTCTTGCTACTCTCTGACGTTTCAAACCTTCTAATGTTTGAGCTTGTCCAAAGCCTATCATATTTTCTAAACTACTTTCTATTTCAGCTTTCCTAGAATGAAGTTTGGATAAGGTAGTTTTACCAAAACCTGTAGACCTACCGCCTTCATCTACACTTTGTTTCTGTGAATAGGCTGAAACAAGTTTTTCAGTAGCTTTTCTAGCTGTACCTATATTATACAATGCTTGGACGAAAGCATCACTTCTATCTCGGCTTTCAGCCATACCAATAGCATGAATACCTCTTACATAAGCAGTTTCCTTATTCCAGTACTGCAAACCTTGCATGTAATATTCGTCATGACGACGTTTATTTTCAATCTTGGCTTGTTGTCTGGCTGCTCTATTTGGATCAGGAGCGCACACGGCAAAACTCTATAAAGGACAATTGATTGGGTCCATGAAATATTTTTCTTAAAAATTTGAACCCTAAAAATCTAAGTAATTTTTTATGAACAACGTTTCTATCATCTACAATATTCCAAAGGAGTGGTTCTTCTCTGGATTGTATGAAACGTTTAGCTTCTCTAGCGAATGTAATTGGATACTCATGGATAGCAGGAGTACATAACATCCATACTTCTCCGTTTGGTCCTACGCCAGCCATACCGGCAGTCTTGCCGTTAGGCACCTCGAACCATACGCAGGAGCCGTTGTGAACAGCTAAAGGAAGCTCTACCATAGGATTTAGCCCATGGCCTTCTTCGATCTCTCTACGGTCATCTGGAAGCAGATTAGAGGCCACCTGTAAGGCAGCCTCAATTGTTGCTGGGTGAATGTATTTAGACACGTTTATAATTTAAAGGTGAATAGTCTCCTTCCCATGACAATGAATGTAATGTAGCAGGAGCTGGGTGACTTGATTTTAAAGATAAATCTACGTTCGTATTCTTTTCATATACAGGTATAGTTTTTATTTCTTCTTCTAAATAAGGTATACTTTCTGAAGAATAAGCATCTGATAAAGCTGATTCATGTAATTCAGTATAATCATCCTTACCTACTCTAGTTAATGTAGTTTCATAAACACCTACTTTACCTAAGTTCAGTCTAAGTCTATGTAATATTAAAGATGCATTAACATCAGATCGTAATGCATTACCTACTTGCTTCGTTACATAAAGTGTAGGGAAATCTACTTTATATTCATAAAGGAAGCCAACATATGGAAACTGTCCTCCTGCTGCACTACCCCATTTACCTGGTAAGACAAACGTAGTACCACTAGCTGATACAGCTTCTACATACCTACCTCTCCTTGTAACTGTAGCATTACCTTCATTTTGAATATGGGTATCTATATCTAAAGCTACTAATTTAGGATCAGTACCATGTGTATATGTAACTTGACCTAACCATGTTACACCAGTAAAGGTAGTTTGATCAGTAGTTGCATCATATGTATTAGTTAATCCAGTTGTTTCAATCCAGTTATCTATATGTAATAAGAAGTTCTCTCCTGTATTTACATTAGTAGTATTCTTATTAAGACTCAGATCAGCATCTGTTTGTACTATATTTATTTCGTGTAAAAAATCATCACTATCTAAATAGAAATATTGATCATTTATACAGCAATGATACTTAACACCATTTAAAAATTTCCATTTAAACCAAGCTTGTTGAGATCTATCATTTGGAGGTCCAAAATATTTATAACCTACAACCTCATCACTACCGCTTACCCCAAAGAAAATTAAACCATTCTCTCTAGAATTAGCAGTAAGATCTATATTCTTAGGTAAAAGTGTAGGTACCACCTTACTAACTTCTGCTACTACAGGAGTACCTTCCCTTTGTAAATCTATCATTTCAGTGAACCGACTCCACTTACCAGTATTATCTAAATACCCTATAGTGAGTCCTAAATCCATTGGAGGGACTTTTTCATTATAGTTATAAGTAGAAACAGGTTTCATCTGAGCTGTTTCTGGTGTTAATGCCTCCGCATCTGAAGTTAATAAGAACTGTTGATTAGTACTGAAACATAGTAGACCAGCATTAACTTCTATAGCATCAAATAAATCAGAAGGGAATGTTGAAGAAGATGATATATCTATAACATCTACAGCTGATGGAGTAAGAGATGTTTTCTTCCAGAAGTTAGGAGTAGTTAAATTACCAGGTTGACTTAATATTAAATTTTCCCCAGATAAGAAAGCTAACCTATTACGATAGAATAGTACTTTCTGTATAGAGTTACCTATAAAAGAAGGAACTTCATTAGTTACAGCATCACCTACTACACGATCAGCCCAAGACCATTGTTTAACAGTAAATGTATTAGTAGCTGTCCTCTGTATAACTACTGGCATTTTAGTATTATCAAAACTTAAATCAATACCAGTATTTGTAGAACCAGGATCAGCACATTCATGCCAACTACCAGGACCATCTACATTATTATCACCTACAAATTTAACATAATAATCATCTTCTTCTGACATCCTAGTGTTGATGACTTTAACTATATAACCATGTACACACTGTAAAGGTAGTTTAGTAACATCACTAATCTCATCTTGCATACATCGCATAAGGTCATTTTCAACAACCTCTACATTAAATGCTTGGGTATCAGAATAAATATAAATACCACCACCTACCATTTTAGCACTGAGTCCACAACTACCATTAGTTAATTTATTAGTAGTAATCTCATCTAATACTTCTCCTATTACAGTATCTCTAGACACACCTGTATCAGCATCAAATGGTGTAGGCTTAGGTCTTATTATACCATGGAATCCTCCATTAATATAACCTTTAACAGTTTTAGCTGGTACTACTTCAGCTACCTTAAGTGTATATACAGCAGGGTTTCCAGAAGAATCACCCTTAGTACCACCTTCATTTAAAGTTACAGTAGGTATTGTTTCATCATAGATCCAATTCTCTCCACCATGTAATAGTTCAACTTCACGACTATAAGCACATCTATAATCAGTACCACCAGGACCAGCTGTAGCTGCAGTATAGTTTTTTTTAACACCATTCTGTCCTAAGATAGTAATTCTAAAAATTAAGTTTCTTTTTCTATCAGTAGTAGTGTTATCATGTACCATGAAAACCTGAGTACCTATACCTCTACATGTACCAGATCCATCACCTTCATCTAATGTATCGCTAGTAATTCGTAATTTATTTACTCTGTTGTAATCTCTAGTCTGAGTAGCTTGAGCTGGATCATATATATTTAATGCATACTGTCTACCATTCTCTGTCTTCAACATTTCTATATAAGCTGAATACTTATGAGGTCTAGTAGGAGTTTTACTTGTACTCATTGCTGTAGTAATACCTCTATTACATACAAATGTAGTATCATTAATAGTTAAAGCTTGTATGTTTTCTGTAGTACCACTATTAGCACTCCAGTTTAAATAGGTTTTTATGTTAGTTGAAGTATCAGTACCACTACCAGTACCATGGTTTACTGTCATCTCAGCACCGGAATCACAGCTCCACATACGTACAGTGCCGTCATTCCCAATCTGACCTATATAAGAACCTTCAGTTTCATCACGATAGTAATGAAAGAAAGCACCAGTAGTTTGTACATTAGGTATCTTCTGACCATTAGTAGATATTCTTTTACTACCAGGTCTTTTATATAATCCAGTAGTTAAGTCAGGTATGCCGTTAATTATTGACTGAACTTGACCTGACCCTTTTAATTGATCTGGTTGTTCAGACATACCACCTACATAATTAGGGATAGTTTGTGTTATTCCTGCCATTATCTACGCAGACTCCTCCAAGGTTGATAGGTTGTGTAGGTGGTATCTTCAGGGAATCCCATCATTGAATGGTTACCTTGATTACATTCATATTCCATACATGCTGCTCTTGCAAACTGTTCTTGTGTAGCTAATAATTTCGTTAATTCTCCATTAGCTACTAATTGAGTAGCAGCTACACGGCTTGCTCTATAAATCACATACCTTCTAAATACTGAAGGTAAGTCCTCAAAACTAAATAGTCTAGTAATATCAAGATCAATACCAGATGCTGGTAAGTCAGACCAGTCATCAGTGTGATCATACTTGTCATATAAATTACCATTACGTTTTACAACATCGTATTGTTTCTTCTCCCAACCATCAGAGACATCTAACTTTAAGACATCATTATTGATAGCTATCTTACCATCAGCATCAGGGAGATATGCTACATGTTTTTCAGTATTAAAATGCCAACCTTCATTCTGTACATCTATATTAGAATCTCTAAGTAAGTTATATATGAAACCTACCTCTGGGTTAGTAAAGTTTAAAGAAGTAACTGGTGACTGACCTATAGCTCCCAGGATAGAGTTTACAGCGGAGAGTTCGGTCTCGGTATCAATTGTCGTGGTAGCCATAAGTTTTATTAAGAAAAAAAGGGGAGCGTGAGAACTCCCCTATTGAGTATATTAACCGAATGCTGTATCGC